ACAAATGTATTTTCTTCTTCACTATTAAACTGAAACTTCTGCTGTGGATCTGCGGCAAATATACCAATATTCCCTGTTCTTGTATCAATATTCAGTGCGGATCCACCGACACCAACATCCAGTCTTGTTCTTATTAATGCAGTGTCTGTATCAAGGTGTCCATCGATGGTAATATTGCCATTTATGGTAACATCTTTTTTGAATTCAGCGTCATCTTTAAACAAAGACTTGCCATTAACAGTTAAATTTCCATCGATGTTTACATTTTTGTAAAAAGTTACATTCTCATTAAAATAAGTCTCCTGACCAAAAGTGTTTATGTTGTGTAAATTTGCCATATCTTTTATTTGGAGAAGAATTTAATAGCTTCTGTAGCGGCACTAACAACTGGTATATCCCCAATTCCTGCAACGGCACCAAAAGTTTTTAGAGTATCAAGACCGATGAATGAATCTTCAGTAACTCTTTGGAGCCAACTACCGACTGTTGCTTCTACAAGGTTTCCAGAAAGTCCATTAACATCAACAGATTGACCATCCAATTTTATACCTCCATTCTTCCCTTTAAAACTAATATTTCTACCCGCCACAAACTCAATATCTTCATCAGACTCACACATTATACTGGCACCTTTAATTCTTACCACTCCATTTTCCATACAAGTAACAGTGATATCACCTTTAGCACCTGCTATCACAATATCAACTTCACCAGGAGAATTCTTTGCACCCGCAACCATTTCTATGGTCCTATCATTATGTTGATGATAGGTTCCACTGCTTGAATATAATGATAGATTTACATCTTTATTTTCCGTGTATCCATAATAAGAGAAAATTGAAGTTCCATCGCCATTCATTCCGGGATGATTTACATTCATCCCATAATTTACACCCCAAGAGGTATAGTCTCTTGCCTCCCAATTTTGATTCGGTCTTTCTGCCATCTTATGTTACACAATCTATTACGCTTATAACTTCTCCTTGTGGAGTAAATGGTCCCATCAATGGTCTTATAAGTGCTCCTATACCTGTTGTTGTATTAATGGTAATCTTTGGTAAAGTGTCCACCTTCACATTATTTATTGGTGTTGCCGATATGATTTGTCCGTTATCAACTGTCAAATTATATTCATTTCCATTATCATCAACTGCAGTATCATCAGGAGAATATCCGACTCCAGAATAAAGAACCGTCGTTCCAGTTACTGTATATTCTTCATCATCTTCTACTGGATAATTTTCACCTTCAGATATCATATAAACACCAGTAATTTGTCCCGTACCATAATCAATAATTGCTTTACCAACGGCACCATAACCAAGTCCACAAGAATCTTCAAAAGTTACGATTGGTGGTGCATAAGTATAACCAGAACCAGGATCGGTAATTTCTACACCGATAATACTACCAGTTCTTGCAACAGAAGATATAACATCACCAAGACCATCTGTATTATTAACAATTCCACCCATAATTGCCTTACCAGCACCACCAATACCATCTCCACCGAAGAAGGAAACAGTAGGACCACCGCAACTTGATGGATCACCGCAATCTGGTTTTGTATACGGAGAAGTACCCGTTGATATACCAGACAGTGCCTTTGATACATTCATAGAATCAAACGCTCTGTCCATTGCACTGGTGATACCTGCTCTATTTTTTGGACCATATCCGATCGTCCAAGTTGGAATTATCTGACACTTTTCATTGGTCTGATTGCAGGACAAGAATGCCTGAATTTTCTTTGCAACATCAGAAGAACTACGAAGGAAATCTGCAATCTTAAATGTTGGATCTAAAATCTTAGAAAGAGCATCGATAAGTGAATCAAGACCAGAAGAAATCTGATCAATGATGTCATTCAGAAGAGCACCAACAAATTGTTCTGCGGCACATACTCCAAAGTTTACCACTTCAATAAGTGTTGATTCCAATAAATTTTTAATAGTCTCTCCCAATCCATTAATAATTTTTGCAGAAACACACAGGATTCCATCTTGCATATTCTTCAAAGGAATAACCATTGCCTCCTGTGCGGCAACTCCTGCCAAATGATTTCCTCCTGTGGCAGCAACAACTGTCCAATACAACTTATCCAAACCACTCTTTAATAGTGGAATGAGTTCTTCATACAGAGAAGTAAACAAATCTCCAACTAGATTGTTACAGAGTTTTTGTAGTTTTTTGGTGGCACTCTGAATATCGCCAATAAAATTAGTTGTCTCCGTAGATATTTTAATAAGGTTTTCTATGACACCAATAACTTGCATAAAGAAAGTCTTGTCACTTTCTTTACAAGTATCTGCAAATTGTATCTGAAGACCAGTTGCTTTTGATTCACATTTTCCTTTTCTATTTACGGCAGTTGTTTGTGCATCTCTTCCTTGCCCTCCAATCTCACATGCCTCATGATTTATTCTTCCAATAGTGCTATCCGAAGCATTTTTGTTATGCCCTGTCCCGCCACCAAAAGATGCAACTTGTCCCAATGAAACATCTGCAGTTCTAGTCAATGCTCCAGTAATAACTGGAATCTGAGCACTGGCACCATCCAAAAAGAATCCCATTACAGTATCACCAGGTCTCAATCTTGTGCTTTGAGAATAACTTGCGGCACCAGTTCCCGATGTTGAGGGTAACATTGTCAGTGCATAAGGCAAATCATTATCAGACAGTTCACTCTCTTCTGCTGGATGATATCCTAGAATTCTTACCTTATACCTATCACCCCAACCATTTCCATCTGCCTGTAATGCCCAAGAGTTGTCGCCAGAATCCTTATCACTGGTGTTTACGGATGGAATTTGACCCAACCACCAGTTAAAACCCTCCTTACCAACAAACCCTATATTGCTCATTTATGCTTTGTTTTTATTAGTATATAGACCGTATGTGTCACGAACGAGAGTCATGTAAGTATAAGATTGTCCACCTCCACTAAAATCAAATTCATGACAAAGATTTAAGATGAGATATTTTCCACTAATATGTTGATCATATGGAGAATCTGTTTTGTTGACTCTTGTTGCATATGGAAAATAACAATTAATTGTATCTCCCGCAGATAAATTCACATTACAAGGAACAGTAATATTTCTAATCTGTGAGAACAAAAAATTATATCTCATAGATGATTTTGCCTGCCACTCTCTTGGATCATTATTTGCATCAGAGACCACGTTGTTATCCAAACTTCCAATGTCTAAAATGTGTTCATGAACTCTTGAGGTGCTATAAAATTCTTCTGGAATCTCAATGTCTTTGCCAAGATATTTTTCCAAATCCAAACTAACATTAATCTGCTCATACTTAAATGTTTTTGGGTTAAAGAATATATTTTTTGAGGAAAAGACACCAGACTTCAGAGCATTCATCAGACTCTGATCTCGTATTGACTGTGACGAAATAATTCTAAAACTGTTTTCTGGATCATCGTCAGTAATAACGTTAGTCTCCTTATACTCAAATAGAGGTTCTTGAGTAATCAATTCCGAAATTGCTCTAAAATTAAATCCTTCTTTGGTCTCGTAAAAGAAGTATCCAGGATCTTTAGAACTACTTGGAACAGACTTAGAAGCAAGGTTGAGTATAATTTTAAAAGGATCTCTACCAGAGCCAGAAAATTTATATGGAAATTTTGTGATATCTACTTTCAATCTATCATCACTAACATCAAAATAATCCTTTAAAATTTTTGTAACGGTATCTGATATTTGGTTCTGATATTTCTTATATAACTGAGTTCCCTGATTCTGATAAGAGTATCCAGACACAAGAGATAGTGCATAAGACTCTCTTTCAGATTCTTTGCCAATTGAGGCAACAGCATCAACTCTTAGTGGGTATCTTGACAAATCCAATCTTCCACTTTCATTCTCAATTACAAAATCAACAGTCTCATTTCCAGTAATTGGTAGAGAACTTAATACGGAACCTGGTTTTCCTTGTATATTTTGCTCTCTGCTAGTGGGAACATCTCCATCAGCAGCATCAACAACGACCATATTTGCCGTTACAATAGGAGAAAGTAAACTCTCAAAATATTCTAGCTTTACTGTTTTTGGTCCGACAGTATCTGGAGATATGGATACTACCTTATTCCCCTTTCTTATATTGAGTGAAGATGTAGATGATCTTTGTACTGATGACATTTCTTATACTGTCCAGATTTTTGATACACTTGCTGGTGATGACGAAGATTGAGAACCAGTATTATTATTTACCATAATTGTTTTGATTATTGGTGGTTCTTTTTGAATTATTGTTTGAGTTCCCATCACAAGTATTGTTTCTGCATCGTCTTCTTCATCATAATTAAATGCTAGCATTGCTTTATTTTTTTGCACTGAAGAGATATTAGACATTTTTATATTTGTTCTTCCATCATTACCTCCACTAGGATCCGTTTTAATTATCAGTCCCTCTACCCAAGATCTTTCCACTGATCTTAAAACTTCACTTGCATTTCCCCCATCCAATTGGTTGATATGAGTTGTAACATGAGGTCCAGTTGCATGACCAGTAATTCCTTGTGTTCCAATAACTTCTCCTGCTCCCAAAATTTGATCTACTCTTACAGAAATACTATTTAAATGTCCTATTAGCAATTCATATTTTTTACCACCTATTATTGCCTCACCTGTCACATAGTTTCCATATCCACTTCCAGTTATTCCAGATCCACTTCCTTGAAAACCAGTTTCAGTAATTTTTAATGCTTCAAATGGGTTTTGAATAGGAGCTCCTAATCCACCAGACAATACAATGTCACTACCAGTTTGTTCTGCATCGCGATCATTTCTTTGTGTTACTTCTGCTCCACCGGTGACTTTTCCACCACTAGGAATTGATATCGAAGAAACAGTAGGTCCTTGATAAAGTGCAGTATTTCCAATATCATACATGGATGTTGGAGGTTGTTTTGCTTTCCAAGATTCTTTAAGTTCTACTATAAAATCATAATAAGATTTATTGACCTCCGATAGAGTGTCTGATGCTCCACTAAGTAAGGTGTAGTTTTCTGTATTACCTTTTGCAAGTTCATTAAAATCTGCAAAAGCATTGTAAGATTGTCTTGCTTTTTTAAGTTTTGTAGTTCCACCTGGTCTAGAAAAAGGACTGGTTACCTTTTCTGTTGTTATGGTTCTTGTTGCTGAAGGATCAGGTTTGATTGTTCCACCTTTAGACTTTTGTTGTGTTTCTGATGTTCCTGCCGTAGAACCACTTTTATCTGGAGAAGATTTAGAACTTGCTGGTAATTGTTTTTCAAGATCAGTGTATGCCTTATTCAAGGGATCAATCATTCTATTGAGTTCATCAATTAATGTTGTTAATTGATCTTTTGTCTCTCCCAGTTTTGTTTTGGTGTTTTCTGGTATCGCAGTAATAAAATCCTTAAATGATGCTGCCGTTGTCGTTATTGAGTTTATAATTCCACTACTAACCTCAATTAGTTTTGTTATTGCTGACGTAGTTTTCTCAATTATTTGGGGAAGATTATTAATCAAAAGACCGAGCAATACAATACCAAAAAATTCTTTTATTTTATCAAAGAAACTTAATGGTCTTGAAAGGATAGTATTCTTTATAGTCCCCAATGCATTTGGGGTTATTTTAGTTTCTATTCTTTTTTCTTTCTGAAGTGTCTTTTGTCTTCTTACATTTTCTAAGACAAGCTTCTTCTCACTTTTTCTAAGACTTATAAGACTCTTATTATAATTGATAAGAGAACTTTTTATGTTAGTAACATTTATCTTTAGTTGTTTTACTTCTGTAGTTTCCATATCTTATTACACGTAAATACCAAGAATTTCTGGAACTATCTGCATATATGGATTTGAGTTGTTGACTGGAGAACCTGATGGAGTTCTATTTGCCTTTCCACCAGAAGATCCTGTCATTGGTTGTTGGTTTTGACCTCCACCAACAACCTTAGTTCCTAGGTCTATGGGAATTGTTGTAATTGATGGTTTTTTCTTTCTTTCTCTTCTTACATTCACATCTTTTATAACAGGCATCAATGTTCTTGCTGCCGATGATTTTATGCCTTGTTGATCAGAAGAGAGAATTGGTATACTTTTTGGTCCACGAGAATATCCACCACCTGTATTTTCTTCAAGATTTTTTAATTTTAATTCAAATGTAAAATCATCAAGTTGTTTTTTAAAGTCTGATAGATTTTTATTCAAATTTATCATAATATCTTTAAGTATGGCATTGCCCTCCAACATTTCTTTTACACCCGCACTAAAAGTGCTCCAAAGTCTTCCAGAATTATCATTAATATCTTTCAGTAATGGTCTGAATAATCTTGCCGCCGAAGTTTTAATAACTTCTTCTCCAGGAGCGAGCATCGCAGGAACAGTATCAACAGCACCAGAACCTCTACCACCAACAGAACCACCCTGAGAGAGTCTTACCAGTGGATTAAAGTTATAATTTTTTATTGTTCCTCCTCTAGAATTTTGTTGTGCCTTTGGTTCTAAATTTAATCTTCGATATGTAGATCCTGCACCTATTCCCATATCCATACTAAATGCGCCACTAGAAAACGCATCGCTCAAAATTCCCCAGAAAGAATTTTTTGCTTCTTGTCTTTCCGTTAAAACCTCTTCTTTGGTTATTCCTCGTTTTTTTGCCTCTGCTTCCGCCAGTCTATTAATCTCTTTATTCCTCCATGCCTGTTCTGCAATTCCACTCAGAGCAAAAAGCACTGCTGGATTTGATAAAACCACTGCTGCTAATTTAAATATACCATACAAAGTTTTCATAGTCCCAATCAGTTTTAAACCAATTGCTGCTCCTAATATTTCTTTCCAATACTTACCAACAAAATCTAAAGTATCAGATAGTTTCTTCCTATTCTCTTCATTAGACAACCAATCAAATGCTGTGTTTACAAGAATACCAGTCGTAATAATTCCAAAGAATTCCAACAACTTTTGGAATATATTTTTTACTGGTGCCGTTACCTTATCAAATGTTTTTGTTATGCCCTTTCCAAACTTACTCAAAGCCTCAACAGACTGCTCCTTTCTACTTGCTCGTGCTTTCTGAGTTTGTTTTTTAATTCCACTAATTGCCTCTTTTCTTTCGGCAATTCTATTCGCAAAGTCTAGTGCTAATTGATTTTGTATTTCTACAAGAATTCTATTGGTTTCTTGCAGTGCTTCTGTTTGAGTTGACTCTACTTTTAAAGTTTGCTTTTCTCCCTGAAGAGTCTGTCTCCCAGAAAAACTGAATGATGTTCTTTTTAGTTTTGGTGCAGAAACAGTCTTAGCACCAGACATTACCGCAGAAGAGATGTTTCTACTGCTTATCTTTGGTATTCCTGGTGCTCTATAAACCTGACTGCTAAATTCCACTTGATTGTTTCGTCTTTAGATTTTCTTCTTCAATATAATTTTGAAGCATCGTAACGTAGACTTCACGTTCCCAAGGAATCATATTCTCTAACTCTGTCAATGAGTATTTATGATGCTGCATCAACTGAAAGTTAACATTAAAGTATGACTCAAGACTGGTATGAGTCATACTCAAGTGAAAAAACTTACAAGTCCCTCCAGAACAACTTCACTCTCAACCTTTGTATTTGGATTTTTGACTTTAACAGTATGAGAGAGTTTAGGCATAGTTACAAAGAAATTCTCAATCTCCTTAAATTGCTTCGTATTCATCTGCTCAACAAACTCTTTCAGTTCTTTTTTAGAGCAGTCAGAAGCATTCCAAGACTCTTCACTATCATAAACAATATCAATACAAGAAGTAATCATTGTCAGTGACTTGTCAACATCATTATCACCATCAGCGACTTCAAAATTGTTTTCTACAAACTGATCCAATGAAGGATACTTAAGCTTCATAAAGAGATTATCATCTAACTTGATAATATTACTGTGACTTGGATCTTTCTTCACTTTGATGCTATCAAGTTCAATTTCCATTTGAACCGTAGTTTCGCCATCATCGGGACAAGTTACATTTACCTCAACTGTTTCGCCAACAGACTTGGCACGAACATTAAGGAATAAGTATTCAATATCAAAGGTTGATAAGTCTTTTACTTTGACACCTCTGGTCAAAATACATTCAGAAAGAATCTGAACGATCGCATTAGAAATTTGCTTTGTATCTTCTGTTTCTAATGCAATGATTAAAATCTTTTCTTCTTTTACTAGAAATGGGCGATATTTAATCTTCTTTCCAGTTGATGGCAATTCCAACTCATATGTTGGTGTAGAAATTTTTGGTAAAGGCATAATATCCTATAGAATTTCAGTTGTGATTATTTATTGAGTATGTCTAGAATGATTTTAATTACAACTCTTCATAATTTGTTTCATATCTATCATAGTTCATAGTGACTGTAACCTGCAAAATTTCGGAAGATCCGTAAGATACTGGACTAGCTGATAAAGATTTGGGAAAGGCATTTACAAATTTGTAAGACAAATATCTATTTTTTTTAACTCTAAAGTCTCTCTCAAATTTAATTATTTCCATGTAACTTTTGTAGTTTTTTGGATAATTAAATCTTCTATATAAATTTCCGCTTGTTGGTTTTACACCCGCAGCATTATTATCTATTTGAATAATTTCTCTTATAGCTTCTTGTGCTCCAGAAACGTCTCCAATTTGAAGTTTATAGTCTTTTTTAATAGTATCAAAAGGTTTTCCTCCTGAAATATAATTCATCCACTCTTCAAAAAATCTCAGAGTTCTATACTCCGAATCAACATAATAAGTAAAATCAATATCCGTATACAATCTAGTGTGTGCAAACTCTTGTGTAATCCCAACGTAATTATCTTTTACTTCTGATGTTGCGAAAGTAGAACCTGGCAAAGATGCAGAGGAACACAAAAGCGGTAATTGTATATCAGTTTTTCCTTTAAGACCAGGTGGTGAAGAAACAATAGTCAAATAATTGTTACTTAAAGATAAATTTCCGATTTGAGAAAGAACTTCCGAATTCTGAATTCTACCATACTTTCTCAACAACCCTGTGTATAAAGATTTTTCAGTAGGTTTAGGTTCTGGTTTTTTAGGTAATTGGGATTCTTCTGGTTCTATTTTACTTACACTTCTTTGTTCAAGTTCATACAGAGTTCTTTGTGCCCCAGTCAATCCCAATGGTCTATCGGCAGCCATCTAAATACCTTATACGAGTCTTACATTATTAAGTATTTAGATGTCATATAAGGGAAAATACCAACCTTCATATCCAAAAAAATACAAAGGTGATCCAACAAATATAATCTATCGTTCTCTTTGGGAGCGAAGATTTATGATTTATTGTGATACCAATGAGAAAATTTTGGAATGGGGAAGTGAAGAAATCATTGTTCCCTATCGTTCTCCCGTTGACAATCGCTACCACAGATACTTCCCAGATTTTTATATCAAGGTGAAGGATAAGAATGATAAGATTAAAAAAATGATTATTGAGATCAAACCATATAAACAGTGTATAGAACCCAAAGTCCAAAAAAGAAAGACTAAGGGTTATATCTATGAAGTCGTTGAGTATGCCAAAAACCAGGCAAAGTGGGAAGCAGCAAAAGAATGGTGTTTAGATCGTGGTTATGAGTTTAAGGTTCTTACAGAAAACGAACTCGGTATTAAATAATGCCAAGAAAAACTCTAAAACAAAGAAGAAATCCAACAGATGATAATGAGAATCGTGTGCGTGGAGTTGTTCGTGAGTTGAGTGGTGTAGAAGATTCTGATGATAAGATGGAAGCA